ACTTGGCCATCAGGATCAAAAGCATCAACCAGCAACCTAGACAGCGGTTCAGACAAACCAAGACTTGCCAGACCCGACATCAAACAGAATGTTGACAATGTCAATGATGTCATAGATTTCTTCGATGGTGGCTCACCGGCGGACGGTGACATCTTCGTCTACAACAGTTCAAACGCCAAGTTCGAGAAGAACACATCCAATTCAAAATTCACAAAGATTGTGCAGACACCAAAGGAAACAATCAACGCAATATCAGCCAACTCAGGATCAGTTGATGTTGATGCAACTGTGGCACCAGTCCACACAATGAGTTTGACAGGCAACACCACATACACATTCACGAACATGACAGCAGGGACCAGTGTTATGCTGATAATCAAGATCAACGACAACTCAAAGACAGCAACATTCACTTCAGATGGATCAACTCGTGTGAAATTTCCTGGAGGTGCACCCACACTGACCACGACTACCGGCAACATAGACATAGTGCAGGTGTTCTTTGATGGCACTGATCACATAGGTGCAATCACACAAAGGATTTCGTAATGTCATTTGGCACAAGGAGGTTCTTGACCGCGGGAGGCAGGAACAACCCATCTACAATCATCACATTCAGCGGCACCATAGACAAGTGTGAACAGGTCACCATAGAGAATGACACCAACGGCAACACGGTGTTGGGCAATGGAACATTCAACAGTTTTAACGATCTGCGAACCAACACAGGCACAGGTGGTGTCAATGCACCAATGGTAGTTGAACTTACACCGGGCAGGGTCTACACGATAGCAATAATAAAAGACCATAGTGGAACTGGCACCCAGCGAATGCCAAATGTGTCAACCAATGTTGCCACAGACACAGCCAATCTGGCATTGAGGTATGGAAATTTATCCAGCCTTAACAATCCACCACCACAGAATTTAAACACAGCAATTGAACGGGAGTTTGATAATGACGATATCGGCAGTGGAGAGCCTGCATTGGAAGGACCTAACGATGGTAGCGGCAATCCAACACCACCAGCAATATTCTTGTTTGAGAATGCACCATTCGTGGACGACAAGATAATCGTGGCGTCAGGATTCGCGGTGGACAACACACACGATGACTTCCTGGACCTTACCGGGGGAGGTTCCAGACATACCGCAAAAGGTCTTTATGTGAGATACTCTGTGGCACAGTCCAGTAATGGTGCCACCGCAAGGATGAAGGTATCAGTCACAGAAGGATATTTTCTATAAATATCATTGTAATATTACAACAGGAGAAACAATATGTCATCAGCATCAAATTATCTTGAGAATGAAGTTTTAGATCATGTGCTTGGAAAAACAGCAAGAGATTTCACTTCACCATCAACATTAACAATAGCATTGTTCACAGGAACAGCATCAGATGTGTTAGCGGCTCTAGAAGCAGGCACTGGATCAAGATCAGGCACTGGCAACTGGGGACACTACGAAGTCACAGGCGGAAACTACTCTAGAAAAGCAGTATCCTTCAATGCGGCTTCAGGTGGAAGTGCTACAACATCAGGTGATGTCACTTTCGACACAGCTAATGCCAACTACAACAACGCGGCGACTTCAGGTTCAAGTGTGACTTGTATCGCAGTGATGGATGGCACATTCACACCAGATGGTTCAGCAACGCATACTGGAAATGTGTTATTCTATGGACAACTAGACAACGCCAAAGAAATTCTTTCAGGGGATACATTTCAGATCTCAGGTGGGAACTTGACTATCTCCCTAGCATAATAACAGGAGGGTAGTGTCGTGGCACTCAAAGGTCTTATAGACACAACCGCCTATGTCTTAGGCGATTATCAGGATTTAGGATACTACAATCCACAAAGAAGTGTAGGCAAGTATATCGCTGGCGATTACATTGCCACGGACTATTTCTTTGAAGGATTAGAACTTACATCATCATTCACAGTTTCGGCCGATGGAACAAAGGACTTCATAGGGGCGACCCTTACATCCAGTTTCAGCGTGTCCGTGGCGGGCGAGAAGTTTGATTTTGCTTCAGGCACAATTACAAGCAGTTTTGGCATCTCTGTTTCTCCAACAAGAATAAGATCGGGAGCAGGATCAACTTCAACCGCGTTCACTACCACACAACAAGGTAATGCCACATTCATATCCGGCACAGCGCCAACCCTAACATCAGCAACTTCGCAGAATGCTGTGGCCAATTTCAATGCAGGAGTTTTGAACTTACCTGCCGTGACCACACAGATACAATTGGCAGGTGAATTGTTCTTTGGACAACAGACTGACATAACCTGGGAGAGTTTCAAGGAAAGTGAATTCATTGACAGGACTTGGGATGAATGGTATGGTGATGCTTGGGAACAAGGTGGTGTGCTATTTGTTATCAACATCATAGCACAGGCAATTGGTGGATACAGGGCATTTGGTGGTGCAACATTAAGTTCAACATTTACTACACAGGCGACCCCTACAAGGATTAGACCGGGAGTAGCTACACCATCCACGGCGTTCACATCATCAGTAAATGGCAACAGGATAGCAAGTGGTGAGACATCACCAACAGCATCATTTGGCATAGCCAGTGATTACATCAGGATCAGAGGATTCACAGGATCTTTCACAGGTGTCAGTTCAATCACAGCATTGGCTCACGCAACATTCGACCTTGGATATGTTCAAGACATCCAACCAGTATTCACAACCAGCACAAGTGCCAACGCAGTATTTGATCTGGCATACGGACAGAACAACACGGCACAATTCAGCACATCAACAGACGGAAATGCAGACTTCAAAGGAACAATATCTGTCACAGCATTCAACACAACCGTATCCGTTGGTAGGTTGATAACCATTGCTGATCCGTTCAACATAATCAAGGTAGCACAAGACACAAGGACTCTAGTGGTGCCTATAGAAAATAGAACAACAAAAGTTCTACAACAAACTCGTGTAAATACAATAACCGAACAATCAAGGAGCATCAAAGTGTCTGAAGAAACAAGAAGAAATAAAATATTCAGAGGTGTTCTTACAGATAGATCAAGTATTCCAAGAGTAAGGAGCGAACTATAATGGCAAATTTAACAGGATTCAAAAGAGATAACCAAGGTGCTTTCATAGAGAAGCATCCATCTGCCAATCTACAATACGGATTGGACTTCACAGATTATCTTTCTTCAGGCGATAATATTTCAAGTGCAAGTGTTTCAATAGAAACAATAACAGGTGATTCAGCACCATTGGCATTGCCTACAGACGCATCAACGGATGTTGTGATCTCAAGTGGTGTTGTCAATGTAAGATTGAATGGTGGCACATCAGGCAATGTTTATAATGTTGATGTGACCATAGTCACAGCCAACGGTGACACGGATGTTAGAAGATTCAGGATCGTTGTAGGGGAGAAACATCTATAATGGCTGAACAGAAGAAAACATACAAACTGGACAAAGATCTAATTTTTAAATTAGCTTCTATCCATTGCACATATGAAGAGATAGCTGATTGTGTGGGAACAAGTGCCACAACACTGGAGAAGAGATACAAAGGCATAGTTGAAAAGGGCAGAGCAGAAGGCAAGAAAAGTTTGAGAAGAGCACAATTTGAAAAGGCTTTGGCCGGAGACGCAAGGATGTTGATGTTCCTTGGAAAAAATTGGCTTGGACAGCAGGATTCACCAACAGACGAAGAAAATACACAGCCACTTCCTTGGCAAGAATAATTATTCAATATGAAGTTATCACAACCGCAACGCAAGGTCGCGGATGATCAGACCCGTTTCAGGGTATTGGTCACTGGCAGAAGATTTGGCAAAACAACTCTAGCAATAAGAGAACTTTGTTATGTGGCCAGGGAGATGAACAAGGTGTGCTGGTATGTGGCACCCAGTTATAGACAGGCCAAACAGATAGCCTGGGTAAAAATAAAAAAAATCTTAAAGGACCTGCGTTGGGTAAAAAGGATCAACGAAGCAGAACTTACGATTGAACTTAAGAATGGTTCTAGGATATGTTTAAGAGGTGCTGACAACAAAGACTCATTGAGGGGTGTTGGTATTGACTTTCTTGTGTTGGATGAAAGTGCTGACATAGAAGAAAGTGCCTGGACAGAAGTATTGAGGCCCACACTATCAGACACAAAAGGCAAAGCATTGTTCACAGGCACACCAAAAGGAATGAACTGGTTTCACGATCTTTATCAGACAGGACAGGATCCAACCAATGAAGATTGGAGTTCATATCTTTACACAACAATCCAAGGTGGATTTGTTGACAACACAGAATTAGAAACAGCAAAAAGAGATCTGGATGCTAAAACATTTAGGCAAGAGTATGAAGCCACCTGGGAGACATATTCAGGTATCATTTATTACGGTTTCTCAATGCAGGATAATGTTAAACATTTTTCTGTTCCAGACACCAACAATGTGATCCATATAGGAATGGACTTCAACTTGGATCCAATGACCTCTGTGGTAAGTTTCATAGAAAACGGCGTGGTCTATATCTTTGATGAAATACAAATATGGAGTTCAAACACAGATGAACTATGCCAAGAGATACATCGTAGATATCCTGGTAAGAAAATATTTGTGTATCCAGATCCTGCATCAAGACAAAGAAAAACATCAGCAGGAGGTAGAACAGATTTATCCATATTGCAAAATGCAGGATTTATTTGCAAGGTTCCTCCAAGACACATGGCCATCAGAGACAGGGTCAACTCAGTGAATGCCAAACTATGTTCGGCATCAGGACACAGGGGCATCTTCATCCATCCCAAGTGTAAGAATCTGTTAAATAGTATTAGTAAACACACATATAAAGAAGGAACGGTGTTGCCTGACAAGACACAAGGATTTGATCATATGAATGATGCATTAGGATACCAAATATCATTTCTTTACCCAATCAGAACCAGTTATGAAAACGCAGTTCCAGAAAGATATAGTGTCAAAACAGGAGTGATGAGATAATGGCAGATGTAGACATTTACGGATTAGGACCAACATTAAGCACGGTGACAGGACAGACAAAAGGACTACCAGTCCATCGAGATTATGATGTCTATATAAATCATTGGAAGTTCCTCAAGAGAAGTTATCTAGGTGGCAGTGAATACAAAAGGGGCCTTTACCTAAAAAGATACACCTATGAGAACGAAGGCGAATACCTAACAAGATTGGCACACGCCGCAGAAGACAATCATTGTCGATCTGTGATACACACATATTCAAGTTTCCTTTACAGACAAAATCCTAAAAGGGATTTTGGTTGGTTAGAAGGATCACCAGAGATAGAGCAGTTCCTAGAAGATGCTGACATGGAAGGCAGAACATTTGAAAACTTTATGAGAGATGTAAATGTTCAATCCAGCATCTATGGACATTGTGTGGTGTTGATGGACAGACCTGAAACACAGGTTGGCACAAGAGCCGCAGAACTTGAACAAGGCATCCGTCCATATGGAGTGATATACACACCAGAAAATATTTTAAATTGGAAGTTCGTAAGAAAAGAAAACGGACACTATGAGATAGAAGAATTAGTTTTATTAGAACAAGACGAAAGACCATACCAAAGGCAAGGTGAGTTCTATTTGAGAAAATGGACACCAGACACAATAACCTTGATGTCATATGATGGCAATCAAAAAGATCCATTCACAATGATCGAAGAGAAGCCAAACACATTGGGCAAGGTGCCTGCTGTTTGGGTGTATGCCAACCGAGGACCAATCAGAGGCATAGGTGTTTCTGACATTGATTCAATCGCACAATCACAAAGATTCCTAATGGAGTGTAATTCAGAAGCAGAGCAACTGATATCATTAACTAACCACCCATCACTTGTTAAAACAAATGGCGTCCAAGCATCAGCTGGTGCCGGTGCCATAATCACAATGCCGGACGAACTTGATCCTGCATTGAAGCCTTATCTATTACAACCGTCAGGTGGTAATCTTGAAGCCATATTGAAAACAATGGACTCAACGGTGAAAGCGATCGACAGGATGGCACACCTTGGAGCCATTAGGGCAGTAGAAACAAGACAGATGTCAGGCGTGGCAATGCAATCGGAATTCTTGATGTTGGATGCCAAACTCTGTGAGAAGGCAAAGAATTTGGAACTTGCTGAAGAACAAATATTTAGATTGTTCAGTTTATGGCAAGGACAGGCGTGGGACGGATCAATCAAATATCCAATGGCGTTCCATATCAGAGACAAGAACTTGGATATAGACATACTTAAAAAGGCCGCTGAAACACAAAGAGATTCAGCAACAGCAACTCCAAATGTCAAAGCAATTATAGATCAGAAACTAGTTGAGATACTGGCCAGAGATGAAGAAGAAATGGAAGAAATGCAAAACCAATTGGCAGACAATGGCCCACATTCTGAAATGACTGATCCGGCAGGTATGATACAACATATGAGAGACATGATTGAAAAAGACAAACTTACAAATGAAGAGATAATGGAACTACATCCAGAGATATCAAAATTCTTCACAAACACAGGAGCGGCAAATGGCCAAACAGAGACGAGTCCCCAAGGACAAGAGAACGGGACTACCTAAAAAATACCTATCAGGTGTCAAAGGATCAGCCAGGCAAGAACTTGCCGGTGTGGTCAATCGTATCAGCAGATTATACAAACAGGGCAAACGAATACCACAATCATTGATTGACAGGAGGGTGAGACTTGGCAAAAAGTAAACCCATAACAGGCACTACCAGGAAAACTTTACAAAACAAAGCCAGCAAATCTAGATTCACATTTTCAACACTGGCAAAGGTGTATAGGCGTGGTCAAGGTGCATTCCTTGGAGCAGGGTCAAGGCCAGGCATAGGAATGAACCAATGGGCAATGGGCAGGGTCAATAGTTTCCTACGAGGATCAAGGAAGCACGATCTTGACTTGAGGAGAAAAGGAAAGTAATGGCTGAATACCAAGGACGAAAGGTCACACTTAACAAACCTTTCAGGACTCCTGGCAAGAGCAAGAAGTTCGCTGTGTATGTCAGGAACCAGAGAACAAAAAATGTGCAGATAGTGAGGTATGGTGATCCCAATATGCGGATCAAGAAGAACATACCAGCAAGGCAAAGAAGTTTTCTAGCTAGGATGGGAGCGATACTAGACAAAGTCAAAGGACAAAAGAATCTGTCGCCTGCGTTTTGGAGTATGCGATCATGGAGGTAATTGTGTTTTTATTATGGATAGGATTTTGTGTTTACCTGTTGTATGAATTATACCAATGGATAGAGAGAACATTTTAATGGGGGACATAGATGGATTACAGATTCACGGCAATACTGATTACATTGTTGATCTTGATGGCCATCTTTCTAGACCCAGGATACATACCAAAAAATGATTAGAAGAATTTTTAGACAACCAGAGGAGACAGCAAGGCATCTACAACTTAAAAAGATCTGCCTTGACTATTTCACTCATTATGAGAAATTGATGAAGCATCCAAGTTTTACAAACGCCACCCGAGCTAGGAAGGCGTGTATCAGGATGAAACAAGTGGCACACGCAAGAGGTCTTGAATTATTAGATCTGTATGCCCCATCAAGAAATGAAGGTAGGCCAGAAATGTATCCTACTAAACATAGACAAAAGGAGAAAACAAATGACACACCGAAAAGGCCATAAAGGCAAAAAAGGTTCAAAGTCTGGAAGAAGATCTCCTATGGGTTCTCGTAAGAAAAGTGGCCGTAGGAAGTAAAGACATTGAGAAGTGGATTGGACAGGTTGTTGCTAAAAAGTATAAGGCGAGTGGAGCGACAATCTGTCCGTTTGCAAAAAAAACTCTTGAAGATAGAAAAATCCAGATCACAATGGCAAAGAAGGATGTGTTGGATCAGATTGTGCATTGTTGTAGCCTTTTTAATATTTTCAATCTGGACATTGTCATCCTTTATTTCACTGACAAGATAACAGAAAAAAAATTATCACAACTCTGTAAGACAGCACACAAACAAAATCCCATGTTCGCCATAATGTATGACCATCCAGACAATAACGGACTACATAAAGGTGTATCATTCAGTTATGGCAAAGCTCCATTGATAATGATACAAGGAATGGCAAAACTGAAACAAGCACAACAAAAACTTCGAGAGTCTGGATACTACGAGAAATGGGACATAGACTCGTTTGATCAGTTTTACTAATAAATAATAACATAGTGGTAATCCTGCCACGCATAACAATAGGAGGACTACGATGAGTCAAGACCAAACATCGACAGACGCTCAACCAACCACTGGGGTTGCAGAGCCAGTCTCAAACACGATCCAGGACACAGCGGACAATCAACCCGCGAAAGTTTATACACAGGCAGAACTTGATGCTGTGGCGGCCGAAGTAAGAAGAAAAGCAGAGGCCAAATACACAAAAAAGTTTGAAGGTATAGACGTTGAGAAATACCAGACATTCTTGGCCCAGGAAGAAGAGCAAAAAATTTCACAAGCCAAGGAAAAGTCAGAGTTTGAAAAATTGTTGAAAGAGAACGCCGAGAAGTTTCAAGGCAAGATCAGCAATTTGACTTCAGAACTCACAAAGGTCAAAGTAGACAATGCTTTGATTGATGCGGCTACAAAGAACAGGGCCATATCCCCTAATCAAGTGGCAACATTAGTCCGGAACAATGTCAAGATGACCGATGCAGGAGAAGTTGAAGTCGTTGATCCAAAATCGGGTCAACAAAGATACACTGACGCTGGTGATCCACTTGACATAAATGGGTTGGTATCAGAATTCCTAAACTCCAATCCACACTTTGTTCAAGCAGGACAACCAGGCGGTGGTTCTAAATCAAACACTGGCACAACAGGTGTTTCCAAAGTTGATGTAAAGAATCTGGACATGAACAATCCAGAACATAGAAAACAATATGCTGAATGGCGTAAGACCCAAGCAGGATATTAAACATTAACAAAAGGAGATTAGCAAAATGGCTAATGAATCAGACACTACGAGTTTGAATGACCTGATATCCCCGATCGTCCAAGAGGCGATGTTCGTGGCATCAGAGACTTCAATCATGCCAGGACTTGTGAAGAACTTCACGGTCCCAGCAAACGCAGGTAAGGTATTACAAGTGCCTATCTACGGAACACAAACAATCGCGGCAGACACAGCGGAATCAACTGACCTTTCAAACACTGAGATATCTACTTCAAAAGCAGACATCACTTTGGTTGAAGCAGGTATAATGACAACATTAACTGACATGGCGAGAAACCACTCAGTATCAAATGTTGTTGCTGACCTAGGTAAGTTATTTGGTGAGGCTATCGCAAAAAGACACGACAGAGCATTAACTGCCTTGTTCTCATCTTTCTCCACATCAATTGGTGCGGCTCAAGATGAAATCGAAGTTAAGGACTTATTTGAAGCATTCGCAACTTTAAAAGCAAATGCTGTTCCTGGTCCATACTTTGGTGTGTTCAATCCGAAAGCGATCTACAATGTGAAGAAAACTTTAACTAACACATTCGTAAATCCAAATCCAGCAAATGTTGTTAACCAAGCGATGACTGAAGGTTTCATCGGCAGAATCGCAGGTATCGACATCTTTGAAAGTTCAAATGTTGTTGAAGAGTCAGCGACGAATTCAGTTAATGCAGTATTCTCAAGAGATGCATTAGGTGTAGCGGTTGCTCAAAACATCAACATAGAAACACAAAGAGACGCTTCATTAAGAGCAGAAGAAATTGTTGCATCAACAAGATATGGTGTATCAGTTCTTCACAACTCTTATGGTGTCAAACTATTAGGAGACAACCAAATCAACTAATCAGTGATTTGACCTCGCTTATTGGAAAGGGCCTTCGGGCCCTTTCTTTTTGTATGCTTATTTGGTTCAATGGTCCCTCGAGGGACAAATTTATAAACAGACTGCCAAGACAACCCATGGAGATAGGTTGCAACTACATAGAGTCAGTGAGACCAGTGGATCATGTTTGTGCGTTTGACATCAAGGTTGCCAACGATATCAAATTGCGTGCCAACACACAATACCACACAAGACCACAGGCCACAATTCCAGGTTGGAACATTATTCACGACACAAGGACTGATGGTGGCAACTCGGGCGTGTTGGCCTGTTTGGTGGCAAGCCAATTGCCATCAGAGCCAATCTACATTATTGGTTGCGATTGGGGAATCACAGACACCAGCAGTGATGATCACATATACCAAACAGGTCCTAAAAGAAAATACACGAACAACATTAAAAAAAGCATAGGCGTGATATTGAAAGGCATGGAGGTATGGATTGTAAACGACTTGAACCCAGATGTGCCTTTCAATATCATATCAACAGACAAGTTCTTATCTACAATAAATAATAGCACACAAGGCAGGACCTTGTAAAAATTAAAAGAAGGACTTTTATACAATGGCACAATTCGCTACAGACACAGACCTTTTAGAATATGTTCCTGATGTCAAGAAATACGGCATACAGGAGTTTCTAACAGAACACGAAAAGACATACGACGACATAATCAGACTACTGAATATAAAATGGTGGCCAACAACTAGATTTTCACAATACGATGTGAGTGTCTTGGGAGGTAGCCAAAAACTATCACCAAGCAGACTAAATTCAAGTCAATTCACTAGGGCCGCAGTCTATCATGTATTAGCCTATCACATCTATCCAAAGTTATCAACATTCGATCCGGATGGAGATGCTTTCAGAGAGCAGATGAATTTTTACAAGAGCAGATTCGAAGAAGAATTTGACCTTATCCTACGGGATGGAGTTCATTATGACCTTGATAGTTCAGGCACATTCACTGATAGTGAGAAACAAGCATTTTATAGAGGTAGATTGGTTAGGTAATGTCAGCAAGAGAAAATATAGCAAACAACATAGTTGAACAACTGGAGAACATGACAAACCCAGCACCAGGTCATGTTTCGAGAGTGTTCTTTGATGTGCAGAAATTAGCTATCACACAATTTCCAGCAGTATTGGTTGTTTCCACACAAGAAACAAAAACAGACATCAGCACAGACCTACGACAGGGCAGTCTAATCATAGAATGTAGATGTTATGTAAGGGGCACACAGATTGACACATTGAGAAATGAAATCATAGAAAGAATTGAAGAGACACTGGAGACATCCAGGGACAGAGATATTACATTGGCAGACACAAACATACACAATGTCAAAACACAGGTCACAGACATAGCCGTGGTAGAAAGAGAACTGCCATTGGGCGAAGCGGTTGTGAGTGTTAATGTAATATACACATATAAAAAAGGAGTAGTATAATGAAAAAATTTATATCATCCGTTTGGAAAAAAATCAAAGGATTTTTCAAATGGCAGTAAAAATGTATAAAGCACAGAATTCAAAATGGGTGAAAGGCTTTGAAGCCAGAGCACATCTTGATGACGGTTGGACCTTTGAACCGTCTAAACCAAAAGCAACATTGAAGCCTAGGAGAAGAAAAACTCTCAAGGTTGAAGATGTTGAAATAAAAACAGAATCTCTGGGTCCAGAAGATTCAATAAACGAGGAGACAAACAATGGCAACTAACGCAACTTCATACACTGGAGAATCAGGTGTTGTTAAGTTCTCTGATACTTCATCTGCTGTCGCGGCTGTGGCTTCTGTAAGAAATTTTACAATTGATATGGAAACACAGGCTATCGAATCAACAGCAATGGGTTCAGGAAGCAGATCTTATCTTCCAGGTTTAAGACAATTTTCTGGAACGATGGATCTTTTCTTCAGAGACGATGGGACTGGGCAAAACGCATTACATAATGCGGCTCTTTCCACACAGGCAACATCAACAGCGATAGAACTATACCCGTCAGGTGAAACTACAGGTATCAAGCTATCAGGAAATGTTATAATCACAGGTCATTCAATCACAGCAAACTTTGATGGAATGGTTGAGGCGAGTGTGACTTTCCAAGGTGACGGAGCATTAACAAGAACAGATCTATAATGATATCTTTTAATGTATCTTTCAACGCACAAAGGGTGACTGCCAGCCTTAACAGGGATTTGGCTAAAGCGGTCCGCCTGGTATCCAAAGATCTTCTTGACAACCTCAAGAAGTTCACACCGGTTAAGACCGGACGAGCAAGAAAGGGATGGAAGGAATCCAAACTTGGTAGATTCAAATACAGAATCGACAACAAGGTGCCTTACATCGAACGCTTGGACGATGGATATTCAAAACAACAGCCACGGGGTATCAGTCGTCCGGCACTCCGTAGGGTAATTGCAAAAACCAGACGAATAGGAGGAAAATAATGTCAATTACGAGTAAAATAGCAAAACATTATCAATCAGCGATTGGTGGTGACTTGCTGAAATATCATTGTCCAGAGTGGGACACTGATATCTATTATAGAAAAACATATCCACTCAAAGACGAAGCCAAAGTATTGGAACTCCAGGCAAATGGAAAAACAATCGAGGCATTAGTCGAAAGTATCCTTGTCAAAGCCAGAGACAAACAAGGTAAAAGGCTTTTTCAAGACACTGACAGAACGATGTTAATGAATGAAAGTGATCCAAAGGTAGTAGTCCAGGTCGCAACACAAATTAACAACGCCAGACTTCAATTGACGCAGGAACAAGCGGCAAAGGAATAGAGGCCAGTGTTGAGTTAAGATTTGTAATAATGCTCGCGGACAGATTGAAGAAGTCTGTTTCTGAAGTATTACAAATGACGACACTGGAGTTTGAAATGTGGGCAGGATACTTTTTGTTTGAGGATAGGGAAAATAGAAAAACTATGCAAAAACAAAAACAACAAATGAGGAGAAAAAGGTAGTGGCCAGAGAAGATTTATTGTTGAACATAGCAGTCAAGAACCAACAGGCTCTTGGAAGTGTCAACAATTCACTCAACAAGCTTCAGAACAGCGGTCTAAAATTAAGCACGGCG